TAAAAACACCTCAATATAAATTGGATGCCGCTGGTAGCATTTTCCTCAGCGGCTCGATTTTCGCATAGTTTCGATTAATCGTCTTCTTCTTCATCTTCCCATGACTGGCAGACCCGCATGTCGTTGCAGATGAAGTTCAGCTTTTCGCAGTGGCCACGAAAGCCTGCGCCTTTGTCATAAGCAGCCATTGGGATGCGCTCAATCCTGACTTGCGCCATCAAGCTGTTGTCGTAGTAACCACAATTCGAGCAGTGCTTGCGCCGTGCGTCCTTCTCGTCGCACTGCATGGCCTCTGCCAAACCAACGTAGAACTCCTTGTTTGCGCCTGGTGCATTGGTGGGCATCTCAGGGCCGTAGTTCCAATCCTGGACCGCGATGGCGTAGTTCTTCTTGTTCTCTGCATTGGTGATGAATTCCTCATCCATCGGCAAGCCCATAAAGCCCTTGGGCATCATCATAAATTTGTCCATACTGTTCTCCTTTAAACGATTTCTCTGCCTGATGCCCGAATCGTCAGCGAGGAAGCCGCGCTGGCAATGGTGGAGATGAACCCACCGACATCAAGTGCTTGCCCGACCAATTCAGGGCAGGTGTAGCATTCATCGGGTGCAATACCGCGAGCATCAACGATCAGGTTTGATGTGCTCGCACTGCCTCCGCTGGTGACCAGGTTGACGCTGAATGTCACGTTGCCAGCCGTGGTATTGGTGACCGTGAACTTGTCAATCAGAGCCTTGCAATTGGTGGCTGTGTACTGGGTTGTTTGTGTGTTCTCGGCTTGCTTTGCCGGGATAAGCACTTTGATAGATACGGTCACTGGATACCTCCAATATTGTTTGAAACTGTCAGGATGATTGACGGGATGCCCGGATGTGGCGCAGCTGCTGGAAAGGCTGTGATTTCGACGCTGAGACTATCAACAGAAAACATCAGCTCGACATAATCATTTGCTTTGAGATCAAAGAAATAATTGAGTGATGAAAATATCTCTGCATTGTTGCCCTGGATTCTGATTCTACTGGCGCTGTCTGGTACATCTACACCGTTCAAACGGAACCAAATGTCAAATATTCCTGTGCCACCCGCAGTTTTATCAAGCTGGAAAGATGTGTCAAAGTTGTAAATGCCTTCGGTGTCCACATAAACACGGGATGTTGGAGACCCAAGATAAACGCCACTGCTCAGATCAGTTGTGTTGAAGGTGATTGCTTTGGCAGTGTTGATGACTGCGGCAGTCTGCGTAGTGGTGTCGTAAAACGAACCATAACGGCTGCGCTTAAATTCACGGGGTGGTGGTGTTACCTGCAAGCCTTCAACCGCTGCGTTCAATTGTGTTAGTAGCTCAATTGCTTGGTTTACTTTGTTTTCAACTGATGCAATGCTGGTTGATGTTTCTTGAGCATTTGCAATGATCTGCGCCAAGGCGTTGTTTGCGTTGGCTGCTGCTGTGTCTGCTTGATATTCAAAGTCCGTGCCAATGATGACCTGAATTTCATCAACCGTAGAAAACAGCAACTCAAACTGCCGAATCTGTTGTTGGTCAGTCAAGAAGGCTGCAAGCTGGTCACGCGTAAGGTTGAGCCTGCGGGATGTAGGTGCGGTTGCCATCAGTAAGCCAGTGGTTCAAGTTGGGCCTCAAGGCGCACAAATGAAACGTGCGCGTCAGTGTCACCCCGAAACCGTTGGATTCTCCAGTTGCGCATGTGACCCTGCTGGAACCACGCAAGGCGCTTGGCGGTGTTGCCTGTGGTGCCCACGGTGATGCTGCGGTCTTGACTCCATGCTAGGCCGTCTGTGCTGTAACTGGTGCTGATGCGCGGGTTCGTTCCGTTTGCCACGCTGCCAGTGAGGCTAACCAGTTCAAGGCGGTTGAAGATCGCACCGTTGCCTTCGTTGTAGATAATGGATGTTCCGAACTCCCAACGCACTTGCTCTCCCCAATGACTGCCGACCGATTGGCTGAAGTAGCCTAGATTGTTGGAGAGTGGGTCACCAACAAGCCATTTGTCGTAGCACCATACAAAGTTGCGTGCGCGGTACTGGCTGAAGCCTGCCACCGTGCTGGTGAGCGTAAACCAAACTTGATTCTTCAAGGCTTCTGAGGCTGCTGCGTCATAAACAATCGTTCTGTCTGGCAAGTGAACGTAGAGGTGCTGGTGCGCCTTGTCGTTGCGTGCCTCCAGCTTCACAAGCGAGAGTTCCCGTTCGCTATAAGTGGCCAGCAGTTCGTCAATTTCTTGGGTGCTGAGTTTTTGGGTTTGCGCAGATGCGCCGATGTAGATGGCCGGGGCTTCGTTGCGGCCACTTCCCAAGAAGGCGATGCGGTCAAGGTAGACGCAGCAGGCAAAGGTGCCAATGACGCCTTTTTGGATTTGTGCTCCGTCAATGCGTGCAAATGGAAAAAGATCACCGCCAACGTTATCAAAAACTTCGATGGTATGGCGGTTGAGGGCGTAGACCTCGTTACGCAGTTTGAGCAGCGCAAGAATGGGATCAGGGTCAATCTCTGAACTGCCGTACTTCAATGGGTTGACTGAAAAAGGATCGTTCAGCTCGGTGACGATGAGGAATTCACCGTCTGTGGTCATGAAGTAACCATCAACCCAGCAGAAGTCGATCACGGTTCCGAGATCTGGGTCTGTGACTTGGATTAAGCCGTCTTGGTTGTAATAATAAAGACGACCACCGGAGGCAATGGCCAAGCGATCAAAGCTGTAATCCATCGTTACAAGACTAGGGATTACTCTTAATACTGGTTCTCCGGTAACAGGGTCGATTATGTATTCGAGTGTGTTAACCGTGGGTCCACCTACATCGCCTAACAGCGGGTTGATATTATCACTATTGACTTCTACAAGTTGGGTTCCCATCACACGATAGCAAACGCCATTCCACTCAATGCCGCCTCTATCTGCGCCTGTTGGGCCTGCTGGCCCTGGCCCCGATGGGCCTGAGCTGATGATTCCGTCAGATGGCCTTAGAAAGCCATTGCTGATGCCGGACTGAATTGGCACCGGAGTCATGTTGACCGGATAGGCCGTGCGTAGCTCTGGGCTGCTGTCAGCATAGATGCCGTTGAGGATTTGGATTTGCATGGCTTACCACTTGACCTTGTTGGCCCAGTACGCTGCGCTGAGTTTGCCCTTGGCAATGTTTTCAGCGTGTCGGGCCTTGAATGATTCTCGACGAGCTTGGTTGGCCTTCGACTCGCCTTCCTTCTTTGGAGACCCAGAGACGCCCTGCTGACCGAAGCGAATGGTTTTCACTTGGTCGCCTGCCTTGGCCACGACCACATGGCTTTTTGTTGGATGGCTCGGGGTTGCCTTGGGCTTGTTGTAGTCCGAGACACCAGCACGACTAAGGCGAGAGTCTTTCATCTGAACCTCTTGATTTTTGCGGCACCCTTCTTGGGCTGCTTTGCGAATTGCTCGCCCTTGGCTGTGGCTTCACGCTTGGCTTTGGTGGTCGCTGCATACTCAGCCGATGACAGGGCTTTGATGGCCTTCTCAGGAAGATAACGCTCGCCTGTCTCGGATGATGGCTTGCCGCTTTTTGTTGACCACTTTTGCGACCCCCAATCCTTCAGGCTTTTTTGCGGGGCTTTCATTTGTAGCCTCCGCCTTTTTTCTTGTACTCGACTGCCAAAAGCTGTGCTTTTCTGGCCGACCATTCGCCTGGGTCACCGCCCTTTGTCCCTGCTTTGATTTTCTCAAACAGGTTCTTCCGCATAGTTGGCTTCGTGTAGTTGCCAGCCGCATTGACAGAGGATTTGGGCTTGGTGGCCATTACGCACTCACGGCCTTGATCACTGCAAAGTTGAATACTGGCTGTTCAGTTGTGGTTCCACCAGTGGTGAGGAATGTGATGTTAAAACTTCCTGCCGCTACCGCTGTGACCATCAAGTCATACAGATCAGTGCCTGATTTTTGGCTCAGGATAATCACATCGGTTGCTGCCACAGTGCTGTTGGTCACTGTGAAGGTTGTGGCCGTAGTAGTACCCGCTGCGCTGAACAGAGTGATTGCACCCGTTGTTTTGTTCAGCGTTACGCTTGTGGTACGGCTTGTGCCTTGGGTTACTGTGCCGCCTGCGCCAGTGGCATAACCAACTCCAGCGGTGCCAGATGAAGCAATCACGCCTGTGGCCGTCAGACTTGTGCCTGTTGCTGCGCCAATGTTTGGCGTCACCAATGTGGGGGTGTTGGCGAATACAGCTGCGCCTGTTCCAGTTTCATCAGTCAATGCCGCCGCAAGGTTTGCCGATGTGAATGAACCCAAAGATGTAGCATTGCCTACTGAAGTTACAGCGCCAGTCAGGTTTGCGTTTGTGGTCACATTTCCAGCGGTTAATCCGGCAGCCGTGCCTGTGATGTTTGTGCCAACAAGTGCAGACGGTGTGCCAAGTGCTGGGGTGATCAATGTCGGGCTGGTTGCAAACACCAATGAACCTGTGCCGGTTTCATCTGTCATTGCC